TTATATCTTGCTACTATAACTAGTATATCCCAATAAATATATAACTATGATCTTTGGTTACATCTTACTCTTAATTGCCCTATTAATCAGCTCAGTAGCTGCCTACTACAGTATCGCAGGACTTACTGCTATATTCGCCGCGGTATTCTGGCCTATCGTTATCATGGGTGGTGTATTAGAGATTGGTAAGATTGCTACCACTGTTTGGCTACACAAATATTGGGATCGTGTCGCAGTACAATTCAAACTATATCTAGTTCCAGCTATCGCTATATTGATGTTGATCACGTCAATGGGCATCTTTGGATTCTTGAGCAAGGCTCATCTGGATCAAGCAGTACCAGCAGGTGACATCAGCGGCCAAGTGCAGATATTTGATGACAAGATCAAGACTGAGCGTGACAATATCGAAGCCGCACGTAAAGCACTTAAACAAATGGACGCACAGGTCGATGAGAAGTTAAGTCGTACCACAGATGACCGGGGTGCAGAACGTGCTGTACAGATACGACGTAATCAATCCAAAGAGAGAAATGCTCTCCAAAACGAAATTTCCTCCGCACAGAAAAAGATTTCAGCACTACAAGAACAACGTGCACCTATCGCTAGCCAAGCACGTAAAGTAGAAGCAGAAGTTGGTCCTATTAAATACATCGCCGCACTTATCTACGGTGACAATCCAGAAGCCAATGTATTAGAAAAAGCAGTGCGTTGGGTAATCATCTTAATCGTACTGGTATTTGATCCTTTAGCACTAGTATTGATACTTGCGGCTGATCAGACCTTTGAGTGGCATAGGCCTAAACGCAAAGATGATTGGGAACAAGTATGGCAACCAAAGAGTGAAGCCTGGCCAGAATGGAATGATTTACCACCTGCTACTGAAGACTTTGATCCAAGACCCACGTATGAACCAGATGATGGTCCGCTAACTAACGAAGAAATTGATACTATTAAACAAGCCAGCGGAATTCCACAAGATCCAAATGGTATGCCTGCTGAAGATTTTATTAAAAGTTTAGAACAAGTTGCGGCGGAGCCAATTGAAGATCCAATTGAAACTAAAAATAAAATCTTAGAACGCGAACTAGAGGCAGTTAAAGCTACAGCTGAAAACCTAAAAAAAAAGTTCGTGAATTGGACGGAAAAGTTCAAGAGAAAGAACTAGAAGTTCAAGCTAAATCCTCAGCACTGACACAAACTGAATTAGACCTAGCCAACGCTGTACTAGTAATCCAAGAAAAAGAATCTAAATTAGCCGAGATTGAATCAGAACGCGACCAAGCCGTAGAAGTAGTCGCAGAATTAATCAACGAAATACCTCCAGAACCTAAACCAAAACCTATAATTCCAAATCTGGTCCTGACAGCAGATGATGCTGATAACATACCAAGTTCATCTAAAAACAGTACCGCAGGATTTGGTACTAGATTCCCCGCTAATCCACAAAAAGGTGACATGTTCCTACGTGTGGATATATTGCCTAATAGACTCTACAAGTGGAATGGGCAAAAATGGATAGAAGTAGCTAAAACCACAACGGACCGCTACGCTCACGAAGAAGAATATATAAAGTATATAACACAAAAGATAATCTCAGGTGAGTATGATATAGATGATCTTAGCAAACCAGAACAAGAAGAAGTGTTAAAACGATTAACACACAGTCAAAAGGCACAATTATGAACACTAGTAGAATTGTAACGTATCCAAGCACAGTAGAACCGGCCGGGAACTATAAAGTAATATTAATTGATCCAACTGAAGAAGATCAGACTAGAATTGAATTTTTCCTAAAAGTCAGCGAACAAAACTTTGATGTTTATGTATATCGTGGTGAATACTATGATTTGGAGTTTTTGAATCATATTTGCACAGACGCTGATTGGGTGTTGATCAACGACTCAAGCCAAGTTAAAACCAATCTTAATAACCAAACACGCTACGGGACTGGGCAGGAATTACTACATCCAGTTGATTATTTTATCAAAATTGATAGAAATAACGTTGACAACGCTACTGAATCTGTTGTATAATGTTAAATATACTAATATTATAAGGACATTCAATTAATGGCATTCGAACCAATGGTAAACGGTAGTACAGTTTACGTTAAGAACGACAATGTAGAGCAAGCTCTACGCAAGCTCAAAAAACGCTTACAAGACAACGGTATGTTACAAGATCTACGTGATCGTGAGTTTTATGAAAAACCAACAGCACTCCGTAAACGTAAAGCAGCCGCGGCTAAACAGCGTTGGAAAAAGAAACTGTCTAGTCAGCAGTTACCTAAGAAATTATTCTAATTAATGCATGTTCTTATATTTGCTGACAACAAGTATCAAACTGACCGACTAGGGATTCTCAGAGCGCCAGGCGCTCATCGTATCGCAACACACCTTAAGTATAAAAATATCAATGCGGAAGTGATTGACTTCTATTTAGATTGGACTCTTGATGAACTCAAAGAAGTCATCGATCTCAATGTCAACGAAGAAACCCTGTTTATATCATTCAGCTGTAGTCTAATGTTTGCCGGAGTTGAAGGCTTTAATCATATCAGAGACTACGTTAGAAATCGTTTCCCAAACACTCCAATAGTCATTGGTGGTAACAAAACTCTACAAAAAGGGTTTGATGGTGCAGACTACTACATAGAAGGTGCAGGTGAATATGCGATCACGGCATTGGTAGAACATCTATTAGATCCTAGCCAACCATTGAAGTACACTCTAGTCAATGGTAACAAAGTTGTCAATACCCTTAAAGACTATCCAGTTACATCCTTAGATTCACTAGACATACGATACAGCGCCGGCGATTTTATATCATCAGATGAAGTACTGGCTATTGAAACAGCACGTGGCTGTATATTCAAATGTAAGTTCTGTGACTTCCCATTGATTGGTAAAAACAAATTAGATTACCTAAGAAACATTGATGACATTGTTGACGAATACACACACAACTATCAAGCACATGGAGTTACACGTTATTTTGTAGTCGAAGATACTATCAATGACTCAGAAGAAAAGGTAGACATGCTCCTAGAAATTAGCAAACGCTTACCATTCAAGCTAGAACTCATGGGCTATATGCGAGCAGACTTGTTAGCTGCCAGGCCACAGACTATCGCTAAACTAGTTGATGCTGGATTCAAAGGCATGCACTTTGGTATTGAAACATTTAATGAAAAGGCCGGGCAGATAATTGGCAAGGGCATGGCACCTGCTAGAATGAAAGAAACTTTGATCAATATTAAACGATCACACCCAGGGTTATTCCTTAACAGCACATTTATTGTTGGCTTACCCTATGAAACACGTGACGAAATTAATGCTACTGTGGATTGGATCATAGAATCCAAGGCTTTAGATTTTTGGTCATTTAATCCATTGATAATACCTAAACATGACGAAACTGTTTATCACAGTTACTTCACAGACAACTATAGACTTTACGGGTACAAGCCATTCAATGATGAAGAATATGCCAGTTACGAACAACAAATTGAAAAGTTAAGTTTTGGATTGAAATGGTTTAAGAATGTTATACTTTGGAAAAATACAAATTTTGACAGTATCACTGCCGCAGAATTTACCTATGAAATAAACCAACGTTCAAACCCATACAAGAAAGTTGATGCGTGGACAGCGTTTGCCATTGGCGGATTAGGATATCAGATAGATGACGTATTCCAACAGACCTACAGTGGAGTTAATCCTCTGGACCAGCCAAAGTTAATACAACAAACTAACGACTTTGTTGCAGAGTATAAACAGAAAAAATTAAATTATTTGAAAAATCAATTGACAGAATAATAGTAGTATATTATACTAAATATTATTGATAAATAATTTTATAGAGTGCCATAAAGGGCTCTATATTTAGATCTTGCTTAATTAAAGGAGAAACTATATGTCTAAGATCATCGGTATCGACCTAGGTACAACCAACTCTTGTGTTGCTATTCTAGAAAACAACAAACCCAAAGTAATTGAAAACAATGAAGGTGCTCGCACTACACCTAGTATCGTTGCTTATGGCGATGAAATCCTAGTTGGCGCACCAGCTAAACGTCAAGCAGTAACTAATCCAAAGAAAACTATCTATGCGGCTAAACGATTAATTGGTCGTAAATTTGACGAAAAAGAAGTACAAAAAGATTTAGATCTAATGCCATACCAAATTGTTAAAAATAAAAACGGTGATGCATGGGTTAAGATCGATGACCAAGAACTAGCGCCACCACAGATCTCAGCAGAAGTCCTAATCAAAATGAAAAAGACTGCTGAAGACTATCTTGGCTATGAAGTAACACAGGCAGTTATCACAGTACCGGCTTACTTTAATGACGCACAACGCCAAGCAACCAAAGATGCAGGTAAGATCGCAGGCCTAGAAGTACTGCGTATTATCAACGAACCAACTGCGGCGGCATTGGCATTTGGCATGGACAAAGATAGTAAAAAAGATCGTAAGATTGCAGTATACGACTTGGGTGGTGGTACATTTGACGTGAGTATTATTGAAATTGCCAACGTTGACGGTGAGAAACAATTTGAAGTATTAGCCACAAACGGTGATACATTCCTAGGCGGTGAAGACTTTGACCAACGCATCATGGATTTCATCATTGATGAATTTAAGAAAGAGTCAGGTGTTGACCTTAAAAAAGATCAACTAAGCCTACAACGCTTAAAAGAAGCCGCAGAAAAAGCTAAAATTGAATTATCAAGCAGTAATCAAACTACAGTAAACTTACCTTACATCACAGCAGATGCTAGTGGTCCTAAACACTTAAACGTGGTAATTAGTCGTAGTAAGTTTGAAAGTCTAGTAGAAGATTTAATCGCTCGTAGTATTGAGCCATGTAAGGTTGCACTTAAAGATTCAGGTGTTGCAGTTGCAGACATTGACGATGTTATCCTTGTTGGTGGTCAAACACGTATGCCTAAGGTACAAGAAGCAGTTGAAGCATTGTTTGGTCGGGCTCCACGTAAAGACGTTAATCCAGATGAAGCAGTGGCAGTTGGTGCAGCTATCCAAGGTGCTGTGTTGGCTGGTGATAAGACCGACGTATTACTATTAGATGTTACACCATTAAGCCTAGGTATTGAAACTATGGGTGGTGTGTTTACTAAACTTATTAAAAAGAATACTACTATTCCTACTAAGGTTAGCCAAACATTCTCAACAGCTGAAGACAATCAACCAGCAGTCACAGTTGCTATTGCACAAGGTGAACGTGAGTTTATCAAAGACAATAAAAAACTTGGTGAGTTTAACCTAGAAGGTATTGAACCAGCGCCACGTGGCGTGCCAGCTATTGAAATCACACTGGACATTGATGCCAACGGTATCTTGAAAGTGTCAGCTAAAGATAAGAAAACAAATAAAGAAAACAAGATCACTATCAAAGCTAATTCAGGACTAACTGAAGAAGAGATTGAGAAAATGGTTCAAGATGCAGAAGCCAATGCCGATGCTGATAAGAAACAACGTGCTTTAATTGACACTCGTAACAACGCTGATAGTCAACTTTATCAAGTTAATAAAACATTAAAAGATCTCAGCGACAAAATCACAGAAGACGAAAAGACAGCCATTGAAACAGCAATCAAAGCAGTTGAAGAAGCTGTTAAAGGTGAGGATATCCCAGCAATCAGTGACTGTGTAGACGCACTAACCAAATCTGCAGAGCCATTATTTAAGGCCTATCAGGCTGCCGAAGCCGCTAAACAAGCTGAAGTGCAACCTGGTGCAGAAACAAATTCAGACGACCAAGCAGACAATGTAGTAGACGCTGAGTTCACTGAAGTTAAAAAGGATGCCGAATAAGGGTCCTTGATTTAATCTTGCTTAACTATAAGGAGAATAAGCTATGAAACAAGTATATATTAACACCCTGGATATTCCAAGTATTCAGAGATTTGCAGTGGGATTTGACCGCATGTTTGATGAGCTCAGCAGAACTGCTGGCACATTGAATGCCAGTAACTATCCACCTTACAACATTATCAAAGAAACAGAAACTATCTGGAAGATTGAAGTAGCTGTCGCAGGCTTTGATGAAAGTGAGTTAGATGTTGAGATTGTCAACAACGAACTAGTTGTTACTGGGGCAGTCAACAAAGAAAACAAAGTAGAAGCGCAGTATCTACATCAAGGTATTGCTGGCCGTGACTTTGAACGCACATTCGCTCTTGCAGACAACGTAGAAGTCAAAGGCGCTCAAGTTAAAAATGGTATCTTAACTGTTACTTTGGAACACATCGTTCCAGAGTCAGCTAAGCCAAAAAAGATTGCAATTACCTTTCAGAAGTAGTATAATATAATAGTCAGAGGTAGTAACAATGTTACTGCCTCACTATTTAAGAGATTTTCAATTATGTCAACAATATTCGAAAAGGAACGTATGGGTAAAGCAGTCACAAAAACAAAACCACAGCCTAACTTTGACTTGAAAGAACCAATGATGTACAAAGTTATCTATATCAATGATAGTGTAACTACCATGGAATTTGTTGTTGAGAGTCTGGTATCTGTTTTCAATCATAGCCCAGAAGAAGCAGAAGCTGTTACCTTAAAAATTCATGAAGAAGGTAGCGGAGTAGCGGCAATATTACCATACGAAATGGCTGAACAAAAAGGTGTTGAAGTAACACAACTAGCTCGCAATAACGGGTTTCCTTTACAGATCAAATTAGAACCAGCTGAATGATATTCAACAAAGTACAGGAATTAAAAGCACAAGGATTACGCATAGGATTCACTGCCAGCCAATTTGACATGCTACACGCAGGGCACATTGCCATGTTAAGTGAAGCTCGTAATCACTGCGATTATCTTATCGCTGGTCTACAAAACAATGCATCGTGGGACCGACCTGAGAAGAATGCTCCGATACAATCAATAGTAGAACGACAGATCCAACTAGCGGCCACACGTTACGTAGATGAGATCGTAGTCTACAACACAGAAAAAGATCTTGAGGATATTTTACTTACACTACCTCTTGATGTTCGTATATTAGGAGTGGAATATCGTGATAAAGAATTTACAGGTCGCGATATCTGTGTGTCACGTGATATCGAATTAATCTACAACAAGCGTGATCACAGTTTTAGTTCTAGCAGTCTTCGCAAACGTGTAGCAGAAGCAGAAAGTAAAAAATGAAGATAAATGAAAATCAAATTGGGATAATTGTAGCTATATTACTGCTAGCTGCATTGTTAGTTACGTATACCTATAGTGACGAAATTGACGGAACAGTATCATATGATTGCAGGCTAGCTGAAATTAGTGTAGACTATCCAGTGGTAGTTAAAGAACAGTGCCGTAAACGTATGGAGAAACACTAATGGACATAATGTTAGACTTAGAAACACTGAGCACACGCCCGGATGCTACTATCCTAACCTTTGGTGCTTGTAAATTTAGTCCATACAAAAAGCATGAGATCGTAGATGGTATTTACTTCCGTATTAGTGTAGATGAACAGATCACACTTGGGCGCCACGTTGATGACAATACGATAGCATGGTGGGGACAACAAGCAGATGATGTCAGAGAAGAAGCCTTAGGCGAAGGCAATCGCATTAGTTTAGAGCAGTTCTCACAAGAGTTAAATAGATTTATCGTAGGTGCTGATAACATCTGGGCACAGGGTCCTGTGTTTGATATTGTTATCTTAGAAAACCTTTATCGCCAAATGGGTTTACCTTGCCCGTGGCAGTTCTGGCAGATCCGTGATAGTCGCACGTTATTAAGCACACACGGTGACCCCCGAGATAAAAACAAGGCAGGCCTGCACAATGCCTTAGAAGATTGTGTCAGCCAAGCGCAGGCAGTACAAACAGTATTTGCGCAGTGTGGTATTACGGAGAAACGTTAATGGAAATCATATTTGGTCGTGAAAACGCAGAAAAACTCAGAGAACGATACACAATATTAGATCTAGAAGAAGTACAAATAGAACCAGGTAAAACAATGGAAGTTTTTTGTTTAATTCCCGGTGAAAAGATTGGCCTCACTGATTTACCACAATTAGAAAATTGGAAACAATTACACGCTGATTTCCTTAAAGGATATCATAATAAAGAATATGACTACTGCCGTGAATGTATTGAGCATTTACGGGGGCATTTTGGCGGTGAAGTAGACACATTCTACGATGAAATTATCCGCAGAATCAACGAAATAGAACCAGTAAAGCCAGACTAATCTAGTCAACAATACACCTAGTTAATTTCTAACGGTTCCGAGTAAATAGTAGTAAGGAGCCGAGAAAATGAAACTATGTATTTCATTCCTACTATTGTCAGCAGCGTTTGCGGTATCTGCACAACCCTTGCCTGATTACACATTTAAGAGTCCAGCATTTAACGGTAATGGTTACAGTGCTCACATTCTTACCATTGAAAATCAAGAACACAATCGCAGAGAAGCCATACAAAAAGAAATACAGGCCAAGCTAGAAAAAGAAGCCAACGAGGCTAAAAACACCAATATTTCCAAGTTTATGAACAACTTGGAATCACGTATCTACGCACAGATCAGCCAGAACTTGGCCACTGCTATGTTTGCTGAAGGTGGCGGAAACTCAGGCACACTTAATTTTGAAGGTAACATAATCAATTGGACTAAATCCAGCACTGAGATCACCTTAAATGTAACAGATTATGTAGGAAGTTCTACCAGTATCACTATACCGTTAGGACAATTTGTATTCCAATAATATGAAAAAATTGTTAGCTGTGTTCATGTTGTTCTTGCTTGTAGGTTGTGCTACAACCAGCAAGTTCAGCTCACCTGAAAAGCCAACACAGGTCAAGAACCTGATGCAGAAAGAGTTTGATACTATACCACCACCAGCAGGCAAGCCAGTGGTAGTAGCAGTATATAGCTTTTTAGATAAGACAGGACAACGTCGTCCTGCGGCAACTATCGCTAACTTGTCAACTGCGGTCACACAGGGTGCTGATGCATTCCTTATCAAAGCACTAGGTGATGTAGGGCAAAGTCGTTGGTTTACTGTAGTTGAGCGTGTAGGCATTGACAGCTTGACCAAAGAGCGTCAATTGATCCGCCAGATGCGTGAAGCCTACGATGGTGCCAACGCCAAACCATTGAGTCCAATGATGTTTGCTGGGGTGATCATAGAAGGTGGTATCACAGGCTATGATTCAAGCACCAAGAGCGGTGGCTATGCGGCACGTATATTAGGCATAGGTCCACAAACACAGTATAGTGAAGACATAGTAACAGTTAGTTTGAGATTGATCAGTGTTAATACCGGCAAGGTCTTAGCCAGTGTTAACGTGCAGAAAACGATCTACAGCACCAGCGATAGTTTGGCAGTGCTGAAATTTATTAAAGATGGTACGCAGGCGTTTGAACTAGAAGCAGGACTCACTATAAATGAGCCCGGAACGCAAGCGGTCAAGGCAGCAGTTGAAGCGGCTGTCGTTGAACTGATCAAGGAAGGTCAGGTCAAAGGTGTATGGGACTTCAAGACTGATGACATTGTTGGTGCTGGACCTAGGATAGACACTCCCTCGGCTCCTACCCCAGTAGAGATCAAAACTACTCCGGCACAGCAATCTGTCAGCAGTGATACCCCAACCGTAGTTGAAGCTAGTAAACCAGCTGATGCTACAAAAGCAGTAAAGAAAGCAGTAAAAAAAGAGAAGGCCTCAGATATTGAGCAACCTTCCGTAAAAGGCCCTAGGGCCAAGGAGCAGGTAAATGTACAATTACATTAAACTATGGACAGTAATGCTAGCCTTGTTTGCGACAACAGCGTTTGCAGCAGACAACAGCATCTACATCGATCAGTCAGGTGATAATAGTACGATTGATATCACACAAACGGGTGCAGGTAACGTGGTGCGTGGTATACAAGGTGTTGGGTCAAGTAATACAACTCCAGCTAAGATCTACGGTGATAACAATACCGTTGATATTAGACAAATAGGTTCAACGAATACATTGAGATTAGGTGTAACAG